AAAAAGAAAGACTAACTATTAAAAGTCAAGACTAAAATGAAAGTTTTTTGAATGAATTGCAGAAATGCATTTCAGATATATTTGAACCTTGAAAACTGCATGACAACAAGAGCATCTTTACAGGTGCTCTAAAAGGAGATATTTACAGAAAAAATCAAGCTGCCGGCAGATATGCTTTTCCCGATTTTTCCATTGCAAAAATCAATCGCACAAGCTTCTTTGTGGCATGAGATAATGCAACATTATAATGCTTGCCTTCCGAGCGTTTCTTTTCAAGATATGCACCAAAGGATTTATCCCAGTGGCAGACATATTTTGTGGCATTGTAAAGAGCATATCGAAGGTATCTGGAACCTCGTTTTTCCATATGGGAATAACAGTTATCTAACTGTCCGGATTGATAAGTCGAGGGAGACATTCCTGCATATGCAAGTATTTTATCCGCGGAATCAAAACGGCTGAAATCCCCAACTTCAGCAAGGATCATTGCACCCATTCGGTAGCTGATACCAGGAATAGTAAGAATCGGTGACTTGATTTCTTCATCCATGATTCGTTTGATGGCGGCTTCGATTTCATCAATCTCAACCGTTAATTCCTGAATGAGTTTAATGGTGTGTTTTAATTCCAGAGATTTGGCAGGCATATAGGAACCGATGGAAATTTTTGCAGCGTCACGAAACGTGATGGCAGTATCTTTCCCGTATCTGCCCTTAGAGCTCTCAGAGAGCAGGTTGGAAAGCCTTGTGAGGTGTGCATTTGCAACAGCATCTGCACCTGGAAATTCAGAGAGCAAAGCATAAACGGATGCCATATGAAGCGTAGGAACAAGTTCTTCCAGTTCCGGGAAAAGAATGCAGATAAGCCTTGAAACAGAACTTTTCAGTTTTGCCCGTTCTTTGACCTTACCAAAACGATAACGGGTGAGTGACTTTAATTCCTCATTGTGGTAAGATATATCTGAGTAGGACTTTAAGTTCATATCAGACATCATCATAGTGGCAATGGTACGGGAATCAACTTTATCCGTTTTCGTCTTTCTAAGGCTGAGACTTTTTCTGTAAAGATTTGTGTGAAGCGGATTGATAACAAAGGTGGTCAGACCTTTATCAAGAAGGAATCCCAGAAGATTGTAACTGTAGTGTCCGGTGGCTTCCAGTCCTACTTTTACTTTGTTTAAATCATCTGATACGGATTCGATTTTCTGAAACAAGGTTTCAAAACCATCACGATTATTAGAGATGGTAAAGGATTTAAATAATACTTCACCATCTGAGTTAGTAATAAAGCAGTCGTGTTTGTCTTTTGCAACATCAATTCCAACGTAAATCATAAGAAAACTCCTTTGAATAAATTTGATACTGTTTAGAGCCACAGGTACTCCTTGCGATTGTAACCTCGTTCTAAATAAACCGTCATGCGGTATCTAACTGATTAACAACTATACAAAGAGACTGTGGTTGCAGCCTTTCTTAAACCATCAAGTGGTAGGAATGAAACAATCCACAGTATCTCCAACAGTATAGCATACAGTCCTTGGAGAGGGACTATAAACACTACTACTTTATAATACGAGGATGAAGTTATAAGTAACAGAGTGTTGCCGCATACGTTTGATTGGAAAAATATGAGACACAGTAAATAGGAAATAAGGAGGGCATATCACCCCTATACATGGGTACGAATCTACTTCACGCTGACTGTGAAAAAAAACACACGCTAAAAGAAAGGAAGCTAATATGGCAGATTACAGAGGGGTAAATTATTTACGAAGACGTTTACAGATAAAGAGCGAACGAGTGAAAATGCGTTACAAATACTATGAAATGAAGAACAGGGTGAAGGATTTTCAGATATCGACACCGCCAGAATTGAGAAACGTACAGTCGGTTCTCGGATGGTGCGGGAAAGCAGTGGATAACCTTGCAGACAGGATTGTATTCAGAGAATTCACAAATGATAATTTTGACATCGGAGAAATTTTTTTGATGAACAACCCAGATACATTTTTTGACAGCGCCGTACTGTCAGCGCTTATTTCTTCATGCTGTTTTGTTTATATATCAGTAGACAAAACAGGATTTCCGAAATTGCAAGTAATAGACGGCGCGAATGCAACGGGGATCATAGACGATAGCACAGGTCTGTTGGTGGAAGGTTACGCCGTACTCGAACGAGATAAAAACAAAAACCCGAAAACAGAAGCATATTTTACAAAAGGCAACACATGGATATACAGAAAAGGAGACGAGACGCCGGAGAGAATTAAAAACAACGTACCACACCCGCTTCTTGTCCCGATCGTATTCCGGCCGGATGCGGTAAGACCGTTTGGTCATAGCAGGATCAGTCGAGCGTGCATGGATATTGTCAACAGTGCAATGAGGACGGTAAAACGATCAGAAATTGCGGCAGAGTTTTACTCGTTTCCGCAAAAATATGTAGTTGGAACTGACCCTGATCTAGAACCGATTAACAAATGGAAGGCTACAATGTCGAGCTTGTTGGAATTTACGAAAGGCGAGGGCGGCGACAAACCGCAGCTAGGGCAATTTGCGCAGCAAAGCATGTCACCTCACAACGATCAGCTAAAAATGTTTGCCGGATTATTTGCCGGAGAGACAGGTCTAACGCTGGACGATCTAGGGTTTGTAACAGACAATCCAAGCAGTGCGGAAGCAATCAAGGCAAGTCACGAAAATCTTAGACTAATCGCAAGAAAAGCGCAGAGGACGTTTGGCACAGGTTTTTTAAACGCGGGATACATCGCGGCGTGCTTGAGGGATAACTACCCGTACGAGCGGAGGCAGTTTTATTTAACAAAACCAAAATGGGAGCCGGTCTTTGAACCGGACGCGGCCGCATTGAGTAGTTATGGAGACGGAGCTATAAAAATCAATCAGGCAATCCCGGGATATATTACACAAGATAAAATGAAAGATTTCACGGGGATATAAGAGGGGATAAATGAAAGATATCGCACCGGAATTACTGGAAAAAATAAAAAAAGATTTTGAAAAGAAATTAAAAAAAAGCGAGACGATCAAAGCGTTTCGAGAAAAGGTTAAGAAAAAAACAGCGACATATAAAGATGCGAATGATTTTGCGATCGAAACAGGGGAACTACTAGCGGATGCGTTTCAAAGCAATTTATCAAAAGAAATATTACCGGATGGCAAAATGTATTACAATATCGCTGACAGGGTAATAAGGGAACGACTGGAACATAATTATGATATTACAGCAGAGGCAGCAGTAGAAGTTCAAAAGATATTAAACGAAAAAGCAGGAATCGGAATCAAAGCCATAAAACCGGAAATGAACGAAGATAGGGTTCGAGGAATTATTAACATCGTATCAGGAGGAAAATACGAGGATGTCGCGTACATACTAGGAGAAGCGGTCGTAAACTTTACGCAATCTGTAATAGATGCAGCGGTAAAAGAAAATGCAGATTTTCACTTAAAAGCAGGGTTAAGACCGAAAATCAGAAGAACATCAACAGGAAAATGCTGCGAATGGTGCAACAGGCTTACAGGGGTATATGATTACGAAGCTGTATCGGACACCGGAAACGATGTGTTCAGGCGGCACAAGCATTGTAGGTGTACCGTAGAGTATGACGCTGGAGACGGAAAAGTAACAAATGTACACACAAAGAAAACGACAGACAAGAAAGATGTAAACAGAAGAATAGAGAATACGAAAGAGTGGTCTAACAAGCAAAAAAGTGATAAGATAAAAGAAACGCCAAAGGAAAAAGAAAAAAGGATCAAAGAGGAAAACGGACTCGATCTTGCTTCAAGAATATCAGGACACCCCAAAATGTTAAGCGCGTATACACCGAGAGGTTTATACTACGCACTGAAAGAATCGGGATATGAGATAAAACCTTTAAAAGGGGAAAATTACAGAGATATTCCATTTGAAGAGGGCGGAGGATACAGGGTAAACTTCGGGGGAGATGGATTATTAATGTATCACCCAGGAGAAAGAAGTCATCACGGAGGTGAATACTATAAAATTTCTACAGGAGAAGGAGGTGTGAAAAGATATGATATCAACGGAAAAGAAAAAGAAGATTGACGAAAGATGCAAGGCGTTAGAAAAAGAATTTGAAAGAAGATACAAGAAAGAAACAGAAGTGCGAGGGAAAAAGTGCTTTGCTGTAAGAGAGGACGAGTTTTTTATTGTATCGGGGCTGAGTTGGGCAAACGCGATCGTATTAGAACACGCATTCTCAAAAACAGAAGTGGAAAAAAACATGTTTGAGGATGGAAAGCTGTTCTACATGGAAGAAATGAATGAAAAAGAAATGTTTGAAAAAATGATAGAAGAGATCGAAGGGTGAGGCGAAATGGCAAAAGACGATTATTTTGTAATTGTATACAAGATACTATCGTACTTGTATGTAAAATTGAAATCGGGGGAAGATGTAAATCCAAACATGATTACTCACGACAATCAACTACTGCAGATCAACCGGAAATACTGGGATTATATCATGAGAAATTTAATTGAAGACAGATATATAACATGCGAAACAGAAAAAGTGTGGGGCAAAGAATTGATTTATGATTTAAAAACGGCAGAGATCACACCGGAAGGGATTGCGTATGTGTGCAACGACTCCTTGATAGAGAAAGCGAAAGAATTTTTGAAAGACATAAAAGAAATAACTCCATTTATTTAAGCGCGCGAAAAGCGCGTTTTTTAATGCAATTTGAAAAAAATGTCCCTTCGGGCAATGGGGTGATATTGCCCATGAAAGATATAGTTAAAAGACAGGAGGAAAGTTATGACGGAAACGAGACTGGGACGTCAGACGCCTACTCAATCCGTAACGATTCCTTACTCAAAAACACGAGGACAAGAAGCTGCGGAACTGTACGCGAAGACGGGGAACGAGCTGCTTGAATGGCAGCAGTTGCTACAATGCGACATTATGGCCGTAAACGATGATGGTTTATGGATGCATCAGAAATATGGCTATTCAGTGCCGAGACGAAACGGAAAGTCGGAAAATGTGTTGGCGCGCTGCCTATGGGGACTGAAAAACGGCGAAAGAATTCTATACACGGCACACAGAGCAACAACATCACACGCAGTGTGGGAGCGGCTGGATCGAATGTGCGAAAAAGCAGGAATCAAGATATCATCATCATTTAAGGCGTTCGGAAAAGAACACTTATACACAAGTGATGGAGGTGTGGTGGAATTCCGAACAAGAACATCATCGGGCGGACTTGGCGAAGGGTACGACGTGTTAATTATAGATGAGGCACAAGAATACACGGAAGCACAGGAGACGTCACTGAAATATATTGTATCAGACAGCGAGAACCCACAAACAATCATGCTTGGAACGCCGCCGACGGCGGTATCGGCCGGAACAGTTTTTACAAAATATAGGGAGACAGTACTTGCCGGCCGGGGATTTGACTCTGGATGGGCGGAATGGTCGGTTGAAAACTTGACATCCGCGAACGATGTTGAGGCGTGGTACGAAACAAACCCGTCGTTAGGAACAATACTGACAGAAAGGAAGATCCGGGCAGAAATTACAACGGATGATATAGATTTTAACATCCAAAGACTGGGACTGTGGTTAAAATATAATCAAAAATCGGCGATTAGTAAAACAGAGTGGGAATCACTGGCGATCG